CTAAGTACATAAGTTATTCTTAATACAATCAATAATCCTAGCGTAAATCAAAGAGTGTATTTTGGTTTCACTTGTTAATGAGTATTCACCATCCTTTCTGATCACATAGTTTTTGAACGCATTGTTGATGTAGATTCTAAATAGATTCCTATCACCCTTAACTGGTTCGATTGTTATCAAGTCTGCGCCAATCTTGATATCAATTTTTTCTGTAACTGCTTTAACATTCATAAAACAAAGTTTACTAATAATTTTAGCAATTAAAAGAAAAGTTGTTAACGAGTAACGGAAATCAGCGATTCAAAAATACTTGAAGAAAGTAAATTGAAAAGAATACACAACAAATTCCAATAAATAATTTAAATGATAAATTATATGATTTGTCGCTTATAGTAAATGAATAATCCGAATTTTTTCCTCTTTTTGGGAGTTTAAAAAAATAGATATGGATTAGATATATTAAATAGAAAAACGAAAGTGATACGATAAAAGAAATTGACTTATGGATGGAAAGCTTGAAACGTATATCCGTAAAAATATAAATTATAGAAACACAGGTACCTAAAATAAACAGATAACAGATTGCGCAAACAGATGAGGCTAGAAATGGCAATGCCCGATTATAACCATCTTTCTTTAGAAAATAATTGTAAAAAGATTTATAAAACAACATTAATTGCGATTTCTCCATTTACTATTTAAATTTTTATATCCATCTCCAATTTAGGTATTTCATTTTAAAACTCGAATGATAAAAAAAAATGCAGATAGAATGAACTACCTGCACCTAATTAGGGATGACTTTATTTGTTTGGATATTACTTTTAAACCAATTTTACATTTACGGCATTTGCGCCTTTTTTGCCCTGCTCGATATCAAATGTCACTTCATCACCTTCACAAAGTTCTTGTTTTAAAGCTGATGCGTGAACAAATATTTCTTCACCGCTTTCTGTCTTAATGAATCCAAAACCTTTAGATTCATTGAAAAATTTTACTGTACCTGATGCCATTATCTTTTTCTTTAAAGATATATTTTACAACTAATAAATCAAATATTCAGGATTTATTTGTCCTTTTGTTCAATCTTACTTTTCAGCGTTCCAAACACATTAGAAACTATCTCTTTCGCTTGCGTAGCCACCTTAATACCTGTTAAGTGTTCTATATTTTCAACAATTCCCGAAAATAAAGCTACCAATGGAATGCCAACCATCAATTTGAAAATTGCTAAGTCTTCTTTTAAATAGCTGGTTTGGAAATAGTGTATCACTAATATATAGATTAAAAAAAGAGTAACATCCTTAATTTGTTTAATCAAAAATGCCTTAAAGTTGATTTTTTCTTTTTTATCGATGCAAACCCATACATCAAGAATGGCATCGATTATGACAAATACAACTAGCATAATTGCTAATTCTCGTGCTGGCTCAAACCAAATAAGAAAAATACCGACTATTTGAAGAAACCATAATTTTAATGTTGTAAATAAGGATGTGATTTGCTGTAACATAGAATTATGATTTATATAAATTAATCTCACGATTACGCCTATTTACAAGCACGTCAATAATTTTTTTAGCAGCGTGAACCCATTTCTTAAATTCTTTAAAAATCTCATCTAAAGAAGCTTTAGAATTGATTTTCTTTAATAGCGTTGAGGTTGAAAATGCAAACGTTCCAACATTGTAGCAGAAGGAAACCAAAGCATTAAATTGATTTTGCTTCAATGGTACTTTCACATTTTTGTTTACTGCATCTTCGTAAATTGAGATTTTTTTATCAAATAAATCTTTAGCTTCTGCCAATGTGATTTTATCACCTTTTTTTACTGGTCGGTTATCCAAGTGATAGGTATTTCCATAACCTATAGTCCAAACCCCAGCAGGGCATAAATAAGCTTCAAGCCTTAAACCTTCTTCATTGTGAATAAATTTTATTCCATTTCCATCTAATTTCATTTAGTTTTTAATTCTATTAATTTCACGCTGTTATTAGCCACGTGCAGCTCTCCAACCAGTATAGACTGGCTTGGTGTAAGTTGCGATGTTGTAATTGTCATCGCCCATCATTATTGTTTTTGTATAGCTAAATAGTCCCTCATTATCTTCATTTAATAATTCAAATAATTCAACATTTGAAGTATCATTCTTCAAACTTAGCTGTGCCTTAAATGGCATATATTTCCCCGTGAGATTATCAATATTGTAAATCTTGCCAAAATCAAATTCACCCTTAACAGATGTGCTAAAATTTTTGAATGGCTCTCTGTATTGATTTAAAATCGATTTGCTGGCGATCTCCAATAATGGTTTAGATTCGTTTTTCCCTTCTCTAGCCCAATTTTGGGTGTAGGTGTAACCAGTTGATGTATTTAACATCAGTTGATTCGTATATCCAATTGATTTAAACTCACCAAATAAAGGTTCGAACTCCGTATAAGGGTCAAGATGATTTAAGTCACTTATTAGCTTGTATTTTTCTCCTGTATACTTCGATGAATTTTTATAATCATACTTAATTGAAAATTCTCGTAACACCATATCATCATTACGCAACCCTGCTGAATTATTGAAGGGTGCAAATATGTAAACCTGCATACTGGTATAAGTTGCATCGTAAATTGGTATTACATTTATTTCATCCACGAAAAAATAGTCCTGTCGCCAATTACCTCCGATCCTTCTATAAATAGCTGGATAGCTACCATCGGGTGCTTGAACTTTAATATAATTGAATGAATTTGACCATTGATAACTACCATCAGCATTCTTATATAGCCAACTAGTATTAGTTGGAGAAGTTATTTTAATCGCAATACGAAGATTTGCTGAATGTCCAATTCTCAATTTAATAGTATCAACATTTCCGATAAATGAATTAAAGTTGTTTACCAGAAATGAAAGGTTAGGACTATTAGCATTTATACTTCCATCGTTATCATTACGTGTGTTAATCTGCAATATTGAATCACTTCTGGTATTACCTGTTTTTGCAACTGATAAACCATTGTTAACCCAAAATTTAGGTGTGCCACTGTCCCATTCAGTAAATTTTGAGTTTAACAATAATTCATCAGCTACATTGCATTCATTATTAACTGTCAAAGATTTAAACGGGGTTTGATAGGTAAAATTAGCATCATTATTGACAAACCTTAATGCACTATTCCTACCGATAGTTGATGTAATATTTGAAGTTGTTACTGCGTTTGAGGTTGAAGAAGCACTATCAAAAGAAATGTTATAAGTCCTTCTAATTAGGTTACTTTGAAGTTTATAGTTAACTCTTTCAATAAAATATGTACCCTCCTTGTAGTAGATGTAGGCATTGTAAATCTCTAAAATCGATTTTAAAACCTCACTACAATTATTTACATCTGTATCATTTTTTAGGTAAACAAACGGATTGACAAACACCCTATTTAGTGCTTCGTTGCTTGCATTATTTTTATCGATTCTACTCTCATATAAATCTATAGATGAAACTAACTGTGTTCCATTTCTCAATCTGCTTAAACAAGCTAAAATAGCCTCTATTTGGGTCATTTTATTTAGGTACAAACTTCCAATTGATGGTTTGAAATCCAAAAATTTTAAATCACCTAAACCATCAGTTGCACGTATTGTAACCAAGTAAGGTAAAGGCATAAAAGGCTCATTGTAGTTATCTTGGATAACATAACCACTCCAATACAAAGCACCATTCTTTAATATTTCAATTTTGAAATCATTCTTATTTGCTTTTACGATTTCGGTAAACTGGTAATTGTACTTAGCATAAAATGAAATGGCACATTCAGAACCTCTTATTGTTTCAAATTTGTTTTCACCGCCATTGTAATTGATTATTACTGGCTCACCCCCCATCACTAAATCAGTAACAGCAGATGCATAATCCTTCTGTAAAATGCGAACCTTATAATTAATACCTAATTCAGATGAAAATTCTGATGTATATTTAATTCCGTATGCCATTATGAAGTTCTTAACTGTCTTTTGCTGTGATTATTAAGCACACCCACTAATTTATCACCTTGAATTTCAAAGTAAACCTGACCACCACCAGAGCCACCAACATCACCTAACATTGATTTAAGTGAGTTTAAAGGTGCTACAACTTCTGGATTACCTCTACCAGCAGATGGATATTCTCCAAAAATCGCATTAGTCGGGCTTGACACAATTCCACCTTTAGCGAATGCTGTTTGTTTTTGTTGTTTTCCACCTCCAAGTAATCCAGCAAATGCACCAGCAGCAACTTTTAAAGCAAGCCCAGCAGCTATTGCTGCAGGTGCAGCAAATAAACCAGCACCTGGAACAAGTAGTGCAGCGTCCAATTTAGATTTAACCAAAGCAGCAACACCATACTGTAAAAGCATATCACCAAATTGTGATAAGAATTTCCCGAATGCACCAATTAAACTTTGACCAAATGCTGCTATTACGTTACCACCTGTGGCAAATGCTTCACCAATTGAGCTGAATGCATCACCTAATCCACCAGCAATACCATCAGTTATTAATCCTGTAAATTGAGTATTAAAATTTTTTGCTAGTCCTAAAATCTTCTGAAAATCTTTATCAACGCCAACACTCTGAATTTTAGGTAAAGCGATCTTAGCTTCTGATGTTTTAGCTTTGCTGTCGCTAACCTTATCACTAAATCCTTTAGGTAGTTGTAATAGATTATTATCCTGTTGAAGTGCCTGTAATTTCTTGATTGATGATGATAATGGGTCAACACCATTTTTAATTAAACCATTGATAGCATCTTGATATGCCCCTATTCTGCTGACAGCTTTTTCATCAAAACTTTTCCCAAATTCAATACCAATCTGCTGAAGTTTAATTGCTAAATCTTTGTATACATCTGCGATATCTTCCGCTCGTTTTTTCTCATCAGCGGAAAGTGTTTTCTTATCATCAGTTTTCTTTGTTATAGTCGGTGCATCAGATTTAGCAACCTCTTTGTTAAAGTCTTTTACTGCTGTAGTTGCCTTTCTAACTGGTACTGATAAGAAATCAAAAGCTTTAGCGATACGTTTATTAGCATTCTCAAAACCTGCTGCAATATTATTTGCACCAATCATTTTGAAGAAACTTGCAAGCGTGTTGTTCAGCATAGTTAAACCACCCTTAACAACAGATAGAATACCATTCCAAATAGATATGGCAACAGTTTTCAACCCTTCCCAAGCACCCGACCAATCACCTTTAAGAACCGAACTAAATACTTTAAACCATCCAGAAATGACACCTAATACAGTTGAAATTACACCCTGAATAATTGTGAAAGAACCTTTAACAGCACCAATTACGTTACTTCCAATGGTATTCCAGATTGAGATAATATAGCCTTTAACAGTATTGAAAATTGATTTTAAAGAATCCCACCAATCACTGGCATAACTTACAATAGCATCAAACAATGCTGAACCCTCACCACTAACAAAATATGCTTTAATTGCATCCCAATTGGAAATGATTGCATAAGCAGCAGCAGCGATCGCTGCAACAACCAATGTTACAGGGCTTGCTAAAGCAGCAAAACCAACCATCAAAGCAGGTAAAACAGTTCCAATAAATACGCCTAGTGCTGCAATAATTGGTGGTAACACAATTGCAAAAGCTGCAAATGCTAATGTTATTTTTTGTGTTTGCGGTGATAAAGATTTAAACCACTTTGTAACCTCTGATAAACCATCAACTATTTTATCACTAAATTCGGCTATATCTAAATTATTATTGATGATTTCGCCTAATTCCGCTAAGTTGGAAAATACACCATCTTTTAAATTCTCGAAGGCTGCCTTTACACCACCCGCTGCTTTAGGCAATTTTGATAGACCGTTTACAATAGCATCCGCAACTTGACCAGAAGTGATTCCTAATTCTTTTAATTCATCCGAACGAGCAGTTCCAAATGCTTCTTTGAGTAACGGTGTTACCTGTGGAATAGCATCTTTTATTATATTAAGGTCTTCCCCAAGTGGAAAATCCGTATTAGCTAATTGCGATAGACCATAAACTGCTCTTTCGAATTGGTCTGTACTACCACCAACAGTAGCAACAGCATTACCAAATGCCATTATTGATTTCTCAGCCTTTTCTGCAGTGAAACCGATTACTTGAAGATTCATTGAACCTTTAGTAACTTCTTGTAACCCAAGAGAAGGTAGTTTTGCAATCTCTTTTAATCGTACAAATTGCTTTTCAGCTTCTTCTGCACTACCAGTAATTGCAGTCAGACCATTTTTTAATGATTGAAAATCACCGAAAGCTTTAATGGCTGCACCACCTAATGCAGCTAATGGTAGTGACACGTAGGTTGACATTGTGCCACCAAAATCTTTCATTTGGTTACCGACCTGTTTTAACTGGTCTTGTACTCCCTTTAGTGCTTGTTGAAATCCAGAATTATCACCATCAAATATGAAATTTAAAGTATTATCTGCCAATTGGTTTATTATTAAAAAACCCCTTAAATCTTACCTCTAAGGCTTGTTTTAAGGGGCGCATTCAAAGCATTACGCTTTGTTTATTTTTCCGTACTCTCGAGCGAGACGTTCAAAATCTTCTTTGGTTGGAAGGTCTTTTTTCTTGTCAATTACCGTATCTGATGGTAATCGAATGAGTTCTTCAGGCGTTAAGTGATTGGCTGAATCCATTTGGATGTTTAAAAGGAATGCTGTTTGCAATCTCATTCTTTGCCATTCTCGTTCATCTTTGAACATATAACCTTTTGAGATGTAGTGGTATTCATTGTAGGTAATGCTGTAAAAGTCTTTTAAACTCATTCCGATCTCACCTACTGCCATTCCCAGACACTCTACAAATTCTATTTTTTTTTAGAATCTTTAGGTGCTTTGTCCATATCGTTATTTGATTGACTTAAAGCTTTACCGCTGATTTGAGTTTCTAAAAAGGCTTTGAAAATTCCTTCATATTGCTCTTTTTCAATTTGCCCGAAGTCATTGTATAATTTGAAATAGTTTACCTCGCCAACTATGGTATTTATCAAGTTGTAGTTACTGATACCAGCATAAAGCAAATCAACCAATAGGTCAAAAGCTTTTACGGGGTCTTCATCGATACCTTGAAAGAGTTCACCCAAATCATTTAGTGTAATACCTCTTTTTTCTGTTAGCAACTTGATAGAATACATACCGAATTGTACCCCAATTCTATCACCATTTAACTCCAAAAACATTAATCCCTTTTGCATAAATTACTCTCCTATTTATTTAAAATTGATTATGCTGAAGCAGCTACAGATAATTTACCAGAACCTTTAAAGTTCACTGAATAGGTTACAACCTCGCCATTGTCACCAGTAATTTCGTATGATTCAGCGTAAACAGTACCACTATAAACTACATTGCCAGTGGTTGCTGTCTTTGGTTTAAATTGTACGTTTAAAAGTGTACCATTGATGATTGCGTCACTGAATTGGTCTGTTGCACCCCATACCGCTAAACCTTCTGTACTTAATTCCCAGGATTTAATTGATGGAATAAATTCTGTGAAAGCACCATCACTATCTTTGGTAGTCGAATCAGCTAATTGCTGTGACATTTTGAATGTTGCACTACGTGAATTTGCAACTGGTACAGCACCGATATAAACCATAAGGTCTGTGCCTAAAAATTTTGTATTTGCCATTTATGTTTTATTCATAAATAGCTGTGAATAGGCTTACTGGATAGGTGAGAAAACTTAATTTATTTCAAGAATATCACTGAAAGTTGTATCGGGATTTTTTATATTTACAGTATGCCTGCAAAGTATTTACCAGTTAAAAATGATAACAAGGAAGTCTTTGACATCATTGATGTAGATTCAGTCGTAGTAATACAAAACCATAAAGATGGTTGTATGGTCGTTACTTTAGGTGCAATTGAAGGTTATAACACCTATGAGTTGATAATCTCCTATAAAGAAATCAAAAGGATATTTACTGAAGATAAAGTGGAGTTTTATGAGTCGAACGACTTATTATTCTTGGTACGCAAAACTGGTGATGAACTTAAACCTCATCTTAACTAAGATGAATAGACTCCGATTTTTTGTCATTATATTACTGTCTGCCTTACTGCTCCAATGTGCAAGTCAAAACCCAAAAATCGTGTTATTGGAAGAAAGAAGTAACAGACTCACACCTGCACATTCATTAAGTTATTCATCAACTTTTGTTATTGAAAATTATTGCGAATCTAATAGATGTGCTAACCGTATCGATAAATTAGTATTGAAACATTATAAGAAAACTAATTATAGTAAACACGTAATCGGACTTTACAAAGAATCAGAGACAGTCAATTTGAAAAACTTCAAAGAGTTTCCAGAGTTGGCTAAAAAAGGGATTTGGACGATTATGTTCTAAATTACACTTTTTATCAAGGTAAATTAATTGGTAAGAACAAATATAAAGATGGAATCATTTTAAATCTCGACACCGCTAAAATCAAAATCAGCGATGCACCACCCATTAAGAACTAGTACATATTTTTTTTTGGGTAAAAACTTTTGAGATGACGCATTAAAAAGAGTAGTCTTTCTTCATCTTTTTGAACATAATAAAATCTGTCGCCAATAGTATGCATCTCAACTAACTTTTTACGATAAACAACATTTGAAGAATAATATTTCAAATAGTGTTTTCTACCCTGTCCGAGACTAAATTTCCATTCTTGCACATAAGAATTGTTAGAGTAATCTTCAGTTATTCCATTACCAAAATCAAACACTACACGGTGGCTAACCAACCCCCTTTTATTAACCTTAATGCTGTTTTCTTTTAATACCCCAAGTTGACCAAAATCACCAAAGACTAAACTGTCAATACCACCAATTGAGTTGGAAAGTAAAGAATTGATGCTCGAAATGGTCTGTTCTTTTGTCTGAGAATATGTCTCAACGGTTAATAATAAGCTTAAAATTATTGGAAGTGAGAATTTCATAATGATAAAGGGGATGAAACATTCCTTAACAAAGCTACAACTTAATAACAATCGTCAAGCAAACTACAAAAAAGGCAACCAAATTGGCTGCCTATTCCTTATTATTTATAAACTAACAACTAAGCTGATAAATGTATAGGTAATTATTTTTATTGGAAATACTTAAATCTAGTATAAATGAAAAAGGGATGCAACAAACTAATGCTGCACCCCATCTAAATTAACGCTCTCGGAACAATGATAAAAAAAACTTTAACTAACTGCAAGCCCATCCGTACAATTTCCTGTCTGTACAACCGCACCGTTTTGGATTAATTCCATTCCAGCGTATGAACCAGAACTTGTATAGTAAATACCGTAATCCGCAAGGGTATTCTGAACAACAGCAACACCAGTGTATTTATATAGCTTACCATCTATAGTATTCTTCCAAAGAACAACATCATTAGCAGTGTCGTGTATATAATCTGGTCTTGCTAAGAATGAACAAGTTGAAGTATAGTCTCCACTTGAATAAGCTAAATATCTCATTTCAAGGTACGGTGGAATGAAAAGTGGGTCATCGCTGTTCCAATCGTTAATACTTCCTGATAAAGAAATTACACCATCAGCATTAACGAAATACCACATACTACCATCAGCATAATATCCAGCAGGTGGTTTTAATGTGCCAGCTTCGTTAGTAAAAATTTTAGAATCACTACCAATATTCAAATAGTAAGTTCCAATATCATAACCTCCGGTAAAATTCTGCCAAGCTGTTGAACCATAACTACCAGATGCTAGAGTTATTGATGCTCGACCAATAGTTATAAAACCACTGTGACCGATATAACGACCTTCAACATTTTGATTGTAGGCTGTAAAATCATATTGTTGACCAGTTACCACACCTTGAATTAAAAACTGCTTAGTCTCTTGAATACCACCAGCAGGGATTGCATAACCAGCACTAGCAGCACCTTCAATGCCCCAATCATCAGTGATGACATACCAAGCACTTTTGGCTGTTAAATTTAATAAAACACCATTTTGGGTAACCTTATCTAATTGCACTGTGACGTGACCAGTTGTGTTTAATCCAGCATCGGTATAATTACACATTACACCGTTATTAAAACTTCTTAAACTTCCAATTCTGGACGTTGAATGATGGAAGTAATTATCACCATCGAGATATACCAAGCCAGTGAACCCCTCATCACCATCTGAATCTCTAGTGATTAAAAGTTTATCCAGATAGAATCTGTTTTTTAATTCCCCTTCCAAATCATTTGGAATCGCTCTGGAATTTGCAACCTGTTGACCAGTTGCACTAATTGTATTTATATTTTTATTTAAGTATGCTGATGCTGGTGCTGCCATTTGTTCTTTTATTATAAATATTACGCTAAATGTAATTAGCTAATCCAGATACAACCATTTTCTGGTGCTGCTGGTGCAGATGTTGGAATGACCATTTTTGAAGTTGCTTTCAAAGTAGGTGCTTCAATTGAATTTGAGGCTTTTGCATTACCTTGCGTAGTGGCATAGAATGCTGGGGTTTGCCTGTTGCCAAAATGGAAGCCTATTGCATCATAGCCATTTGCACCGCTCCACGCTTGGTAGTAACCAATACCGTATTCAACATCGGAGTTTAATCTCCAAATATTGTTGTGTCCTTGGTGAAAAGTACTATTAGAAAAACCGCCATTAGTACCAGTTGCACCTATTACAGCCCCATAAAAATTAGTTTGCTTATTTGTATTATCAAATCTGGCAATTCGGTTGTTCCAACTACCTAAAGTAACTTTACCATTTGCACTAGGATCAAGATTAAAAGTGTTATTCCATTCTGGGTTTCCATTCTCCCAATCATCACCAAATGAATGTATTGTATGACTGTTAACCCCATTTTGATGAAATCTAATTCGACTATATCCTCTACTACCCATAATATCAAGACCACCATCATCGCCACCGTGACCAACTCTAGCATTGTTTTCTACTAAAAATGCTTTACCACCGTAAATCCTCACCCATTGTGAATCTACCATATGAATGCCGCCACCATAAGTTTCGTTAATCCAACCACTGCCCCCATTAGACCTGAACCAGTTGGAAGCGTAAACAGCATTTGCTAAACCACCATCATAGCCTGCAAATATTCTTTGCCCACCTATTGCAAAATCGGATAACCAATTACCAGTATTATCACAATACGAACCCCATCCACCGCCAGCATTTAGAAAACCAACACGATTTGAATTACAATGAATGGTTCGTCCAGTTTCATCACCATCACGCATATAAATATTTGATGATGTTTTGCCCTCCCCAACGAATAAATCATTGGTAACAAATAAACTTCCATAACCATCAAGCTTCATTGAAGTAAAACGAGAATTATTTGTTCCAGATTCCATCCAAGCAAAACCACCAGTACCACCACCTTTTTGATTGATAAATGATACACCACCAAACATACCACCGATGTTCAATGGTTCATTCCAATTTAGATGCAACCCTTCAACATCTACTGTATGATTACCAGTGAAATGTGTACCACCATAAGCAATAAACCTGTTTGATGTTATTATATTTCCTGCTGAATTTATATCACCATTTGCTTGTAAGTTCTGTAAGCGTAAACTTTCTCGACCAGTTCCAGGATTGTTAATTAATCTAAACCAACCATCACTATCTAAAGCAATTTGGGATGCAACAACACCAGACCAGTGGAAAGATAAACGTGGTTGTGTTTGACCACCGCCTTGATGAAATGCTTCACGTATAATCAATCCTGCTTCATTGTAACCACTTGAGGAACTGTTTGCACCTATTTCAACTCTACCAACGATAGTACTACCTCTGTTTGCGGCAATTTGTAATGTTGTATCTTCATAAGCAGAAGCACCTAATGATAAGAAGTTTCTTATGCCAGCTTGATTTACTTTTCTTAGATAACCATCCGAACCATTATAAGCATACAAAGCTGTTGGTGTAAATCCTTGGATAGTAGTATCTGTCGAATTAAAGAATGTAGCAAATAAATGTCCTGCATTATTTCTTTGGGCTAATGAGTAAGCTGCTTCTGCTGTATCAATGCTTTCACTTCTGTAAGCCAAAGAACCTAAACCTAACCAACTTTGAATCTGACCAACATTTGAACGACCAACAACACCATTATTACCCATAGTAATAACATCGTTAATACTTGAAACACCATCATCAGCCCAATTTACAGGCGTACCATTCCAATTTGCAGAATTGACTGCTTCACCAACTTTAACTGCTGCACCGTGATTGGAATGCAGCCACCAGTTTACACCATCCCAAGTATTTTGTAACCAATAAGTGCCGTTGTGTGATGTTGATTGTAGTTTAGTAATAGTGTTTCTATAAGAATTACCATCCACCATATAGTCAGATTTCACATCCCAAGTACCAGAACGACTATCGTAAAAACCTCTCGTAACATCATCGTATGATGTTAAACCGAATCCCCACCATAGTTTCAAACCTAAATTGAATTGACTGTATGAAGCGTTATCGTGACCACCATTATAGAAATAGTTTGATGATGCACTGTGTAAACGTAAAACATTATTTAAAGTAGTTTCACCCCCTACGGTTAAACTACCATTTACCCTTTGGAAACCATCAACTTCAAAACCTGCAAAATAATTATTAGCACCACCACCATAACGGTCACCTTTTCTTGCTGAATTTGTGTTTGCACTTTCCAAATACAATACTTGTGAACCAGTTGCATCTAATCTGAATTGAGAACCACCAGAACCATATCTATGAAACGCTAAAGTTGGTGACCTATCAGTGTAGATATTACTGCCACTCGTTACGATTTCAATTGATGACGTGGTTAATGCTGCATCAGTCCAGCTATAACCATTGATTGAACTATCACCTCTCGAAGCAAATAATTTATCAGCGTAAACTTGGTTAAACGTTGGTGTTTGAAAAGTATTGAGATTTAAGAAACTTCTAATGCTAGATGCATCATTCAAGTTATACAAAGCTTGGTTGTTTGACCAATAAGTTGTTACCCCATCACCAGCAGAATTAAAACCAGTATCGCTATCACCAACAGCTAAAGAGATTACAGCATTAGCACCATAAGCATCATTAGCATTTACGAATAATCTACCATAGGTTTTTAGGTTGTTAGTAGTTGTTAATTCATTAAACCTCACATCATTGTTTGATGATAGTCTTTGATTTTCCAAAGGTTGATAATTACCAGCTATTTGATAGGTAACGTTATTCCACCTTCCAGTACTTGAATTATATTGTAAACTTTGACCATTAGCCAGATTACTAAAAGCAACATCTTGTAATGATGCCAGCGTTGTAATATCTCCTGCTGGGTTACTTCCATTTGAACCAGCAGCACCTAACCATATACTTTGATTATTTCCAGATGCAGAAGCAGGTATGATTAATTCATCAATCGCACGTACTTTTTGAATATCAGCTTGACTACTTATATATAAATAGTTACCATAGTATTCATTGGCAGAAACTTTACCTGTCCTACCATTAATTTCTACTGTTGGCGCTTCAGTGAATATCGATAAAAATCTAACAGCAGATGATGGTCTGATATCAATATATTCTCCATTACCTTTGATGTAAGCTGTGTTTGCAACACCTTGAATATTCCAATGTGATGTGTCTATACGACCAGCAGATAAATAATCGGCAACCCCAACATAATTAAACGTGACATTACTATTTGTACTCAGACGTTGATTTTCCAAAGGTTGGAAAATTGAAGAACCTTGTGCTGCAGTAATCCAATTACCATAGTTACCTAAATCATTTACAAATTCTGATAAGTAGGCTTTTGATTGATATGCATTAGTACCCAATTGACTATTTGTAGTAACTCTATCCCAAGAGCCGTAAGTACCACCAGCTTTAGTTCTTGTCCAAAGTGAACCACTAACACTGAAAACCAATTGGTTCGCATAGGCTGGATTGTTATTAGTTGAAAACTGAATACCTTGCCCCCATTCATTAATTCTTGGTGCATTGGTTGGGTTTAAATCAGCACCTTCCAATAAAGCAAATCCAGAAGGTGTATCGAAATCGTAAACTTTTGTGGTATTCCAGTAGTTAGAATTACCTGCTGAATCTGCAAATCTTGAACGACCAACAACAATTTCATATGTATTTGTACCATTCCAACCCATTAAACGAATAGGTAAACCCCAAGAAGCCGATTGATTCCAACTAGCACCATCAACTAAAAAATCTGGTGTAGAAGAAATAGTACGTCCATCTGGTGCTGTTCCTGCTGATGCATCAAATAACACGTGACGATTGCCATACTGATTCCAACGTAAATATTTTGCAACTCCAATATCAAATGCCTTATCAATGATTGAAGTGTTTACTTCAACACCATTGATACTATTTCTATAGGCAAAAGAACCCAATCCCAAATCATTTGAAAACTGACTTAAAGCAGTTGGTTTGTTTGTAATATTTGACCAAGCAACACTTGATGCGCTTGCAGCATTACCAGATATATTTATTGCCCAATTACCATTTGCATTTGAACCATTAGCCAAAGCATAATCAGCAGCAATAGCAAACTTTTTGTTTAACCATTTACCAGCACCAGCATTATAAACTAAGCTTTCACCATCAGCTAAATTGGTCAGCGCAACATCTTGTAAATCCTTCAAATACGAAATGATCGAAGGATTACCACCACCATTATTAGTTCCAGCTTCGCCCAACCAAATACTTTGATTTGTAGAACTTGAACTTGCTGGAATTACTAATTCAGATGATGCTTTAATCTTACTAAATACAACATCATTTCCAGTTGACAAACGTTGGTTTTCTAAAGGATGGAATTTAGAATCAGCAGTTGCTTTATTATAGACATCAGCAACATTTGCTTTTGCGTTTAAACCATTTTCTACGAAATTAACCGAAGCCAAACCATTGACAATTGATGCATTCACATATCCAGAATCATTAAACAGTTGTGATACATTTATTGGTATTAAAGGCTTATTAAATAGGTCGTTATAATTACCGCTAAATAAATCTGGCTTATTTCCAACGATAGACCAATCAACAGACATCAAATATCTGCTATCAGCTTCACTTTTATTAAAATAGTAATCACTTAAATATTGATTCCCTACATAATTTCCTTTGGGCTGAAATTTACTATCAGATTGAATGGATGTGTAATAACTAGATAAGTCTGCGCTACCAGAGCCATTAGTTTGATTAAAAAAGGTTGAATAAACAGACCCATCACGAAGTTTAACGTTTAGCGTTGTTTTGTTTCCAACGGTATTAAATCCAACTTCTGTTAATGTTTTGTTGTACGCATCAAACCAATCACTTTTATTTGTTTCAGTAATATTAAAAGATGCAGAGCCACGAAATACTGGGTCTGTTTCAGTCTTTAAATAACCAGATTGAGTTGGTGTACCTTGATTAGTAAAACCTAGTTGACCAATTCCTTTTAATGTACCAGAATGACTAGCTACTTCACCAGATTCTGCATTCAATTCGATTGACGATAAAGCAACTTCGCCCCAAAATGTATGTGCAAACCCATTTTGAATAACACCAAATTGGATAAAGAATGGTTCACTATTTTCAAATTGAGACAGAAAATAGGCAGTGTTAAATTTATCATCATCATAGGAGATAAGACCATCAAACTCAATTGACCAATCTTTTATTGATGTTAAATTTTCCTTCCAACCATCAGAATCTTTAGTGGTAATATCAACTAAATTTTGTTTTAGCTTTAACGCACAATTCTTACTTAGAGCAATTGGATTATTGTGTATGTCGTATAATAGAAATTCAGAACCTTCAAAAATGTTTCTAATCATTTTCCGCCTCTCCTTTCAATTGTTCAATGAAGTTGCTAAATGTGATAAGCTTTCGAATAACAAAGCCACCAGTGCTTTCTGATTCCAAATATTTAGTAGATACCAATTGAGTTGATGTAATATTCCAATTGTCATCTAAATAGAAATTGTCTTTTGTATAGACCTTTTCAAATATTTTGTTAGCTATGTCATCACTCAACTTTTTACCACCACCCAACTTGAAGCGTGTAACTATATCAAGTATAATTTCCGCTTCATAACCGAACGATAAGTTATCGTTGAATGGGGTAATTGAAGTTGATGAGAGTATTATGAAAGGTGCAACAGCTTCTGCTGGCACAGTATCGTAAACAGGAATATTTTTACCTGCGATTACAGAGATTTGATTAGCTAATTTTTGAAAATAAGCGGTTCTGTATATTAAAGAAGGGTCTTTTGCAAAGTCGTTCATTACCTATAAATAGGCGTGGAACGTGCTTACAAGAATTGAAAGAAACTTAATTTAATTGTTTTACCTTTGACCATCAAATTAATCTCATAATGGAATATTTATTATTTTCTGGTGCTCAAAACACTGGTAAAACATCATCTATAGTTAAGTATAAAAATTTATTAATTAGCAAATATGGATATACTGAAACAATTATAGACAAACACAATTGCTTTATAATTGAAAATTCTGATAAGAGAATTTTAGTTTATCCTCATACAGACACTCCCTATCTCATTGATGGTCTAGTAAAACATTTATCTGTAGAGCAAGTCAATTATGTAATTACTGCTTGTAGAAGTGTTGGTGATACAGAACGTGATTATCTAATAAATGCTCTTAAAATTCACGACCAATTTCTCGAAATTCCTTTAGGTAGAATGGTAAGAGGAGCAAAAAGAACTAATGCAGTACGTTGGTATTTAAATAGCGTTCTCGTAGTTGCAGAAATAATAGGGAAAACAGCACCATTTAATTTCTAAAGCTTCAATAAATCCCTTAAGCTTTTTCTTAAATTTTTTAATTCATCATTTAATGCTGGGTGAAAATATGGATGTGGTTTAATATTGACTTGTCGAATCCCTAAACCTTTAAACTGGATAGCATAAGTCTCGAATCCTGCTGGTACATCAACTTTGTCACCCGTACCATATTCAATATATGGGCTATAATGTTTATTGAAGCCAACTTCAAAACCATAACCATCTGGTGTCATTTCAAGAAATCCAGACTGCATAATGCCACCTACTGATTCAGCAAATGGTGTAGATGATAAGTTTGATTGTGCTTTGCTTAATATGTTGTAAGCAGAAGCGTGTAAGGCTTCTTTAACATCATCAGTACCTCTTTTCTTTAGTTCATTTAGATTCTTATTGATGTTTTCAAGTCCTTCAACTCGAATTGAAAAATTAGGTCTAGCCATAGTTTTCGTAAGGATTTACTGCTTCGAACACCTCTGTGTTGTTATCGCTTTCGGTACAGATCAATTTAAATTCTCTATCCAACTCATTTACATTAACTATTGAATGAATCGTTAAATCTTTACCCTTCACTTTGATATTATGCTTTTTTGAAATTGAAATATCAGAACGATAGCGCAAATAAATCTCGTAATAACCATCTAAAATTATTTGTGATTCCTGCAGTGTTCTTTTTTCGTCTTTGGTTGTGATAGATGCATAATCTTCAAAGTCTAAGCTGTACTTTGGATAAGTTCCACCAGCACCATCACCAATTGTTGAAGGACTCCAGAATTGTATAAGCTGATTATATTTATTAGCGTTTTTCATTAGTAGATAATTTGTTTACGGTATTGGTTGAGTATATTAATTGTAGGCTGGCTCAACATTAAACCACCATTTTCTGCATCCAAGTAGTTTTCACGATGTTGGAAATTGGTTGCTATTTCTTTAAGTATTGCAAGGTCAATTAAAGCGTTTTGAGCATCCGTAATCCTTGAAGCTTGCAACATAGCAGCATCGAATAGAAGTTGAATTAAAGCATCCTGTGTATTATTTGAAGGTGCAATATTTAGATATTGCTTGATAATTTCTAAAGTCATAGTTATAGGAATAAAAAAAGGTGATGGATCAATTCCACCACCCTTATATTTGTTATTAGAACCTATTTAAATTAGGCTTTTAATTTAGTTTTTGCTGTTGCAAAAGTTCCAGATACGAATGCACCATTGTGGTATACTGGTAAAGCTAAACGCTCACTTACACCAATGGTTACTAAACCTTTTTGCGCATTGTCAGCATCTTGGTTGAAGAACTCAATGGTCAAGCCTTGACGCTCCTTAATTTCAGCACCCATTTTAAAGTCACCTACTAAGAATTTACCTTCATCAATTGAATTAGATTCAACAATTGGCACACCAGCAACTGACATATTACCAGAAGGGAACAAGTAAGCACCCGTAGAATCTTTAGCTAATTCTAATTTTGCTTTGTCTGTACCATTCATCATAATGGCTGTTGCAGAGTAATTAGCTTTGCTTACTAGGTTTACAGCTACTCGAAGTACATCGTATTCATTAACGGTTGATCCAGTTCCTAATGATATTGTAGTTGCAGAAAATGGTAATGCAGTTGTTGCAACACCTTTAATATCACCAGTTCCAAATAATAGTTCTGCTGATTCTTTTTCAGCTAATTTTGCTGGTACACGATTTTGTAAGTAAGATGTGATTCCATCGACATCGGCTAACATTTCTTTAGATACAACCAAAAAAGTTGAAATGGTTTTGACTAAAGCAGTATCTTGAACTAATGCAAAACTAGATTCACCAGCTTTAACACCTTCTTCTTTAATACCAGCGTTATTTACATAACCTGTTTCTCTAACGAATTTTACAGCATCACCAGAGGTTGAGCCGATTGAGAATAAATCTCTTGCATTTACTTTGATGTTAGCGTAACCCGTAATTCCAGAACGAAACTCTGGAGAAATATCAGCTTGTGGTTTTAAAGCTGCTTTAATTTCATATTTAGCACCTAACACAGCACCTTTAGTAGTTGAGATAGCACCTTTAAACTCGTCTTTAAATGATAAAGGATTTACCGTTAAGTCTACATTTTTTGCAGATAATTGGTCAAATTGACCTTGTAATTTTTCAATTTCTGATTTTAATTCAGTGTTTGATTTTGTGATATCTTCTTTAATTTCTTTACCGAAGTTTTCTAATTGTTCTTTAATTTCCATTTGGTTAATTGGTATTCTTATGCTGTTTTGTAGGCTTGCATAAACGCCTTAACTAATTCTAAATCCTGGGCTTTTTTAATCTCTAATTCATTTGCTTCATCCATCGGGTCTTTAGTTTCCAGACTGATTTCAATCGGGTCTGGCTGTTCAACTGATTTTGTTGATAAGTCCAAAAATGTGGTCTTTAGCTGGTTTAGATATATTGAAAGTAGTGCTGTAGTTTCTGGTGAGATTTCACCTTTCAGCATCTTTTCTACTTTGTCAAATTGTGCTGTAATGTCTTCTGGTGATTCAAATTGAGATTTGAATCCTAAAAATGGAGTGGCTGCATTTGCGCCAAAGGTTACTGATGAAAATTCAAATAATTTGACTTCTTGAATCTCGTTATAACTACCTCTATTTGTTGATTTGATGGTTTTGAAACCTATTGAATGCTCATTTAGAACACCTTCTTTATATAGATTTAAAACATCATTACCTAGTTGAGTATTGGCAATTTTAGTTTCGAAATATAAACCATAATCATCTTCTTTTAAAATAATTGGTCTGCCTAATACTTGAGTTACATCGTGTTGGTAAAGGTGAAAAATTCGAGGTTTAAGAGATTCTACACCATTTTCGTTCAATGATTTTGAGAATGCACCTTTAACGATTAAATCACCATCACTATCGATGTTATTAAAAGCTGCAGCGTAGCCAGAAATGATTCTGCTATCGCTATCAACATTAATGTTACTGGCTGTAAAAGATTTGGTATTATACTGTTTAACCATCTATTGCTTTTATCAATAAATAGGTGGCAGTAGCTTAAATTGAATTGAAAGGAAACTTAATTTATTTGAGTTATTGATAGCATTTGCTATATTTATTCACATATCGAATCAGGATGTAACATATTTGTTGCAATACCACAATTTGTTGCAGCTAACGTTATATTAGAGTAATTAATACATAGTGAATCGTTGCTAGATAATTATTTATTTTATTAACAATTATTTACCTTTGCACTCCCTAATATGAAAACTCAACAAAAGAATATAAGAACAAAATACAAAAACAATCATATTGTTGGCGCAGGATCGCTTTTAAGTGTGTTTTCTGGTTTTTACACAAAACAGCTTATTCGTACTGCGTCTATATCTGATATGAGATCAATCTCTAATGATTGGATCAATGTTGGTTGTGAACTGGAAAAAGCGTTGAAATAATTTTGACACTTTGAAGCAGCCAAAACGAAAACCCGAAAACCCGTCTCAAGTAATAAGACATCAACAAGCTGAAAATTCTGATTCGAACGAGCATAATGAATCTTTAGATGATGCACTTCAAATTATTGAAGCTGCAGAAACTGTAGATCCAAAGATATTTGCTGGACTTCCTAAAGAAAAGGTTGCAAGAGCTTTTTCGATAGGAATGAGTATGTCTAGAGTCCATTCAGGACCACTTCCACACCCAGATACTGTCGAAGGATATGGAAGGGTTATAAACAATGGAGCTGAAAGAGTAATGTTGATGGCGGAAAAGGAGCAAGCGGCACGTCTTGAAGATCGAGCTATTATTCGTGATAGAAGTCTCAATCAATCAAGAAATGGTCAAATCTTTGGCTTCGTTTTATGTATGACCGCAATTTTGGGAGGTATATACCTAAGTGCCAATGGGATGGCAACAGCTGGAGTAGTGGCAATCATTGGTGCATTAGTTGCTTTAGCGGGAGCATTTATTTACGGCAAATATCAAGAAGGTAAGGATAAATAATTATACCTTTTCTAATCTTTGATTTCATCCTTATCAATGTAAATAATATCACTTTCCAGCTCTGTAGGTTGGAAAACAATCCCTGCTGCTTCCATTTTTTTAATTTCTTCTGGTGTCCATTTAATCGGTTCGTATTCCATAATTATAGTAGTTTATTTAGTTCTTTTAGTTTCTCGAAAAACTCTTTCATATAAATAGGCAGGTTTACATCATTATTGCGATACATCACAAAACTTTCAGCAAAAAATTCAGCTTGGTTGCTTGCACCGTATTCGCTTATTTTATAAATATCTCCATTTCTCATTGCCATACGGTAATTATTCAAATGTTCTATTTGTAGTTGCTCTGCTCGGGTCATATAAAGTCTGTTTGTCTTACGTATCTCATCCATATACCTCACACCATTTAAACCACCTAATAATTGGTCTTGAATGATATGCCCGTACTCGTGTATCATAGTATTTTCAAGCATCTTTTCACTTCCATATTCAACAGTCCAGCCATTAGTAAACAGTGCTTTCTTTTCATATTTCTTTAATCTTTCGTACCAAATCCAATCTTTTGTTTCTGCATATTTTGCTTTAATCAATTCTAAGTTAGATTGAAATATCTTTCTGCTTGCTACAGATGCCTCATAAGACTTATTCATCATTGCAAATGACTTAAATGTTGAATGCCTTATATTTAAGGTCTGGAAATTAGCACTCATTAGAGCAGATTTACTTCTGGTCTTTGTTCCAAATTCTCTAAGCTTATTTAAATTGTATTCATTCTTTAATTCAAACGCTAATTTATTGATTCTGTTTGCAATAGATACATCCTTTAGCCAAGACTTATCCACAGTTTTGCTTAAATGTGCTTCATTGAATGCAATTGCTTCATCAATATTTTTGGCTGGTTTAAATGTCGTTAAATCATCTAAATCAATCGGTAGCGGTTTACTAAAATCAAATTCTGGTTGTTTTGGTTTAACTGGCTCTTTTGGTTTAACAACTGTAGGCTTTGGTTTATTATTTCCTTTTCCAACTACCTGTGAAGCTGGCACAAAACTTATGATACACCTACAGTTCACTATATTACCTGCTCCTGCTCCGCTGCTCCCATCGCAAGGGTGCGCCATACTTTCACCACCAACAGTAAATATACCATCAATTGGAATAGGTTGTGAATCTACCATACCCAAATGAGCATCACGTGTTTTTCCATCTACAGACCTGGCAACCCATTTTTTGTAAAGTACCAATCCACTCGCTTTTGCTGCGTATACAGCACCTTTATTGCTTCCGACTGCACCTTCAGTTCTAGCAATGGTTAAAGCACGTTGTTTGGTTTTAATGCTGTCTGTTTCATCTAAAATCAGTTTAGCTATTTGCTTATGACTTAGCTTATCTTCGACACCTCTCTGTATTATTTGCCTAATTTGCTGCTTAGTAGTTTCAGTAACCTTCGTGACCTTATCCGCTATTTCTTTAGTTTGACTTAACCTAATAAATTCATCCTTCCAAATATTGATTTTTGGGTCTTGGTTAGTTGGGGTGTATTCTTTTGGTCTTCTTGCTGCTTTAACTTGATAGGTAGGTTTGAAAGCTTTGTATTTAGCCAATGACTTATCAACAAGTAAAGCCATTTCAATACCTATTGATTGATAGATAGCACTAATGAAATTTAGGGTATCACTTTCGCTTACCAATAGATTTAATGGTGTATTAGGCTGTTCTAAATACGTTTCGCTGGCATATTCAAATTGTTTCTGTAAACCCTTTTTAACTATCCTGTAACTTAGTCTTTCGTGTTTTTTCTGCAACAATTGATAAGCCCTGTAATATTGCTTATCATTCATTGTTAGTAGTCTTCGTTTGTTGCTGGGTCGTTACCGATGGTTAAGGATTGCTCATTGAGAGGTACAAGATTTTGTGGAATGAAATATTCATTCATTAATGGGTTTGAAGTATCTTCACCGTAATTGGTTGCCAAACGTTTTTCATTACCAGTTACCCACCACATCTTATCTAACTGTGCTATTACCTCACTCATATCAGCAGCTAATTGTGGCAATACAGTAATATCAAAATCAATATAATACTGTTTGTTATCGGCTTTCATATAAGCAGGTAGTAACCATTTGTTAAGTGAATCTTTTAGTGCTGTTAGTTCTGGCACTATTACATTGTAGATTAAACTCTTTTCTGCTTGTTCAAAGTTGGAATAAGTTTTATCGTTAGAATTTCCCAATAAAAGAGATGGTACACCGTACAGATTGCAGAGGTCACGAAGATTTAAATCCATCTGTTGAAGTATCTGCAACTCATTACTAGGCACACCAAACTGTGTCCATTCCAATTGAGATGCTACAATCATTATTTCATTTGCAGATGCATTTTGGAATCTGTTTTTCAATTCTGCTAACTGTTCTGGTGATGCAGTACCAGATATGTCAGATAGCATACCATAAGCACCTTTATTAGCTATAATTTCTGTTTGAGACTTGTAAGCAGTATTGTTCAAATCCAACACCTTCAAACCAGCCTTTAATGGAGATTGACCATATAGCTGCAGACCGCTATTCCAGTCGGGATTCCAGTATTTTAAGTGCAATACACTATCTTTTTCTAATCTAACATTTGAGCCAGATACGTTATAGTAATCCACTGTTTGGTTTCCAATTATGTTAATCAATTGGCTGGGTAAGACTGATAATGCAACAATTTTATCCTTATTGCTACCAAATTCTGGTTTAGAGCCAAAAATGTAACTATTTCCTGTTATCAACTTATACCCAATGGCATTTTTCAAGAAATCGCTAAATGATTGTTCTGGATTTGGATTTTCTAAGAGGTTTAGAATTGGGTGATTTTCCACCTCTTTTAATGATTGTTCTTTAGTCACTAATGACTTGGTTGAAATAAAATTACCATTTAACGCAAGCGATTTATAAGACTTTAGTTTTTGACCATTCTTAACTTCGTAAAGATAAAAGGGTACTGATGATAACTTATCAGTAATTAATTTGATAATTGAATAAATAACTGGATTGCCAGCATAGCCAGTCGTAATATACGTTTGGCTATTATCATTTAACCAGTTTACACCACCGTTTCCAATTACAGGATATATTAGTGGTTGTTTTGATGCCTTTGTTTCGGCTACTGATGTATTTATGTTTTTTCGTTCAAAGAAATAGTCTAGAAATCCCATTTATGTTTTAATCATAAATAGTCTGCTTATGCAAAAAAGAATGGTTGTTTGAGTTCCAAAAACTCACGCATAATTAAACTATCACTAAAATCGGGTGAATGTCCAATAATTGATTTAATTACATCCTTTGAAACAACTTGAAGCTTTCCTGTATCGTTATCGATATTTGTACGTTTAAGTTGCTCCAACTCTGTTATTATGTTTTGTTTGTAGGCTGCATCTTTAATATAATATCCACCTGTTGCAGTACGTTCGCACCATTTGTAAATGCATTGTGTTTTGAGGTTCTTATAGTTTTCGTTGTTCAATGCTTTGCTACCATTGTGAAAGGCTTTTGCACCCTGCAGAAACCCACCAACAAAATTACCCACACCATCAGCATCATAAACAATTCTGGATTTTGGCACTTGATAGGTTGAAGACATATTTTCAATTGCCTCAATTACCTGTTTACCATCACTTTTAGGTATTACTTTGATTTGTTCTGCAATAAAACCACTCCAATATGTTAACACCATTTTATCAGCACCTTGCATTGCAATATCTGCAGTTATTGCTTTTTTGGTAACATCACCAGCTATGTGTGTATTTGAAAATAAATCGAGTATTTGATCATAAGTTAGTAGTGCTGTAGGATCATTATTATAATCCCAATTCCCATAAAGTAAACGCTGCTTAGAAGCATTATCTAATGTGTGTAAGTTGTTAATATAATGTTGACTTATATATGGATTGTCAACCGCTAAAGCTTGAATAAACGCTTTGTAATCTTCGATTATTCCATCTTTATCTAGCTTAAAAAAGTTGGAATAAACCCAATTCTTTGAAGGGTTACAACTACCTAAAATCTTTGGAACTAATCCATATTCATCTAATTTGTAACGAATACGAGACTTAACAATTAGCCAAGCCTTTTCACTTATCTGATTACATTCATCGATAAACGCACCTGTAATCTCTAACGAACCCAGACCATCAAAATTTGGGTCTGATGGGTATGTAAATAAATCTTTTAAAATTATCTCGCTGCCATTAAACAGTTTAATTACACCAGATTGTTGGTTATAGTTAAAATGGGTATTAGGTTGGAGACCTTGAATCCTGCAAACATCAAAGAATGAATTTAAGGTAGTTTCCTTCAAGGATTTAAGCTTACTTCTACCTAATAGCCAACGTGTACCAGCGTATTTAATAGCTGACTTTAAAATCCAATAACAACCTACAATAGATTTTCCACCACCAGCACCACCACCAAATATAATTTCAGTATGCTGTTTATCTTCAAGTAAATCTAATACAAGGGTTTGTTTGAGCGTTAAATCCACTAGGACTTACCCTTTCCATCGGTGTATGTTTTGTTTTCATTCCATACAATGCTCTCACCTTTACTGGTATGGTCAATTTCTTGTTTGTCAGACCATTTATATTTGTTCTTTAATACGAAGATTGCAATGGTAGCATTGATTTTATTGGTAGCCGATTGCTGTAATAAATTACCTTCAACTTGCGCTTCAATTCTTTTTATTGCTACGGAAACATCAGTATCATCTTTGAATTTTTCGTTCCAATCTGCCCATATTTGTGGATAAAGGTCAATTTGAGCCAAAGCGATGCCTAGATAAAATATTTTATCAGCTTTGATTACCAGTAATAGTTTGCCTAATGTTTTTAACGTAGTGTTTTTATCCCATTTCTCTGCTGTTTTGTTTCCTCTTCGTGCTGCCATCGATACTTTCTATATAAATAGTACAATAACAAGAAAATTACACTTGTTACGTTTGTTACGTTTCTTACATTAATTTTCCACATATTAGATTAATTTCTGGTTTAAACTTGGTTCTAAGTAAAAATATAGATACATTTGAATATGGATATAGATATCGAAAATTATTTACGCCTTAGAACTATACGAATTTCGTTGTTAAGGCAGGTTAAAGAACTTGAAATCGCTATGGAAAAAGCTAAACCCAACAATCCTGTTACACTGAATAAGCTAAATAGTGATATTATGATTGGGAGATATGACTATGCGCAATCGGCATCGTTCAAAGAAAAAGTGATTTTTGCCTTAAAAAAACTTCGTAGTGCCTCATTCTTAGATATTAAAAGGTATTTAGAGATTTTGGGTGAAGATTTCTCACAACATAAGGAAGTTGAAGCCGAAATAGTAGAACTATTAAATGACTTAGTAAGTGAAAACATTATTACGAAAAAAATTCAAAACGATAACTCAACCCATCTTTATAATTATCTATGGAAAGACGATGGAAGACTAAAATTCTGACGAAATGGAAGCTTGGCAATTATTAATATTGAAATTTATTGGAGGTGGCGGTGTAACTGTTTTGGTATATTGTATTTTCAAATACGTTATGAGAAACAATCCCCTTGAAATTGAGGAAGAATATGATGACTCTGGAAATGTCAAAAAATCAAAAAGGCGTTATAGATAAAGGGCTATCCTAAATGAATAACCCTAGTTCTATTTTTTTTACATTACCTCACACACATAACCAGCTTCGGTTAATTTATGTGATACGGCAGCGTACAAATACGTTTCATTAATCACATCTTCAACACCTGGGCTTAATTGATAGCTATAAGGGAAATCAATTGCTTGATAAGGTGATGCACCATTAGCTTTATCTGCAGCTGACTTATAAAGTGAAAATTGTACCATCAGATTTTTATTGCCAGATATTGGCGTTGGCATATTTGGATTTTGCACTAAATATACAGTCTCGTTTAATGTATAAGAAGTAATCTCTAGCACCGAAATCTTGCTTGTAAAACCAGAATTTTGTTTGAGTTCCGTTGTAATTTTAATCATTTTTATTCTCTCCTTTCAATGCTGATTGAATTATCATTAAGCAATTATTTACGCTAATTGCAGTTGTAAAATCTATTTGCTGATCAGCCAAAAGCGTATTAATAAATTTTACCGCTTGGAGTGGTGTTAAATTTGGTAATACTGTCATCGTTATACTGCTTTTTCTTCGGGTGCATCAACTGGTAAAAGTTGTGCTAATGAGCGTAACGCCCCATCTAATAACGCTCCATCTTGGCGATTTAATGTCAATGTACCAGTCATCTGATAGATGACCTCGAATGCCTGTTTAGGCTCAATTTGTTTATTTTCCATTTATTTTATCTTTTAGTTCTTTGCTGCTTTAATTGGGTTATAAACCACTAGTTCTAATTTATCTGCCCAATCATTTAACTTCTTTAATTCTGCTAAATCATCAGCAGAAAATTCATTAGCTGTTTTTTTAATACAATCTTTTTTCATTTTATTTTGTGTTCCTTTCATTGTTATTGTAATCTTCTGCGGTTACTACTGCAGCGCATATCATTATTATTATAATTATCGTTCCTACTAAATGCATTTCAGCTTCTCCTTCAGTCTCTCTATTTCTTTGCGGTATTCTGGCTCGACTTGTATGTTATGAAATGTTGAATAAATAATAGCGTATACTTGTGATTCAGCTAGATTTAGTCTTCTTGCAATGATTGAACCATCAATGTTGTACTTCCATCTAGCTAGAAATGATACTAATCTGCGAGCGTGACAAACGTCTGCTTTTTTAGTTCTTACCTGCAGTAATTCTGGTAACGTAATGTAACCTTCATCTACCAGTAACTGTATAATTTGCTCCAACTTTTCTGTTTGGAGCTGTTGAATGAACTCCTTTATATTTTTGTATCGTTTTAGATCCCTGTATTGTTCCATTTAAAAAACGTATGTTTTCTTTGCCACCTCAAAAGGTAATTCAATGCAAATTTTTTCTTTATTTCCTTTGACTTCAACAGATGAAGTAGGGCAATCAAAATTGGTGATGTAAACCTTATCCAGATTCAAATCATTAAGTTGATACAACCTTGCTACGTTATCGGAATATATCACCATATAGTAGCGTTTATCATCTTTTCCGACCGCATTTTGCATCCGCTTAAACTTTAGATACTCCAGCAAATCGCTATCGTATGTTGTTGATTTATTGTTTCGGTATTTGACTTCAATAAAGAAATTACTAGTTACCGTTGTACCACTCAAATCGTAGGGTGCTGAAGGTTCTTCTACCTCATCTATCTTTGTTTTGCCTCCCAAAATGTGAAGGGCTTTGTCTCTGCCTACCTGCTCGGCTAGTGTGTATTTACTTATAATCATTGTATCGTTCTTTATTATAAATAGTACGCTACTAAATTTTATTAAGTTTCTACCAGAAAAAAGTTACTAACAAATTGATAATCAGTTACAATAATTTTAATTAAACTCAAAATTAACTACTTCGCAAATAGGCTTTACACCTTTCCAATCGTCCAAGTAAACGCTGGTATCTATCCCAATATTGAATAAGTAGTCAAAACCAGTCTCATTTATAAATTTTTGAACCTTATTTGGTACACTTAAAGCATTTGGGTTATAACCTTTACTTTGAAGTCTTGTATCAACAAAATATTGGCTACCCGAATACTTGAATGGTGTTGATTGTTGAGGTAAAATAAAAGAACCATAGTCAGCTATTTTTGAAGCAATTTCAATAGTGATTAAGTCAAATTCTGCACCTTTATACTTTAATTCTGATTGAAGTTCTTTATCTACACCAGTTTTTATTTTACCGAATGGTGGGTTGGATATTGCTTGTGTAAAACCTCCAAAGGATTTATAATTGAAAATAGTATCATTAATCCAAGTTGCTTCTGGTAAAAGCTTTTTCCCTACCTCATAGTAACTCGGGTTTAATTCAATACACGTAACATCACATTGTTTATGATGATATGCAAAGAATGAGAGCATTCCGATACCAGCGCATAAGTCTATTACCTTACCACCTTTGTAGACTTCTAAATTGAAATCTGATGCAAAATCAACTGGTGTAAAAAATGCACCAGCTTCGCTATTTATTGAGGTTGCGCCCTCGTTCCAATTCTCGTAAACAAACAATTTTTCATCGTATGTCAACGTATCTTTTGCCAGCAAATCAAGGGCTGCATTATGTTTTTTGAATTCTTCTTTAGTTAGTTTTGCCATACTTATAAATAGTAGGCTCTCGATGGAAAATCTTAAGTTTCAGAAAATTTGGTCATAAAAAAACCCCTACAGGTATAGGGGTTAATACAATGAGTTATTTAAAAGCTTTCGCCTTATGGATATAAATATATCTTAATATTTAATTTTTGTAAATGCTATTCTTTTGGGCAAGGATCGCCCTCAACTGCGACAGCTTCCCAACCATCGTGGTTAAGCCCTTTAGTATCTTCCTTGAATTTCTGGAAAGCTTCAGGAGAGCGGAAATCACATTTACATTTTACTGCACCATTCGCTCCCATACGGATGCAGTCTTGATCTGATCCTGTTAGCTCTACAGCTAAATAAATACCAAATGTGGCAATTGCAATTAGAACAAGTGCCACTAAGCACCCTTTAATCTTTTGATCGTTTTCGTTCATTTTGATTGAGTTAATTAATTAGATTTTTCAAGTTATATTCCACAATACTCACTTCCTACAGTTAGTCTGGTCAACTGTTTATCAATTACTTTACCATTTGATAAGGTAATCTTATGGTTAACGATACCACCGCTTCCATCTTTGATAATTTCAATTTTGGTTACCGTTGGGCAAGCTGGCTCAATGCTTTCTTTTTTGCAACCCATCAAGACTGTCAGGGCGATGATTGCGGTAATTATTGTGTGTTTCATTGGATCTAATATTGATATCTTATTTTATATTTCCAAATCTTAAGTGCTTAAGCTTGAGATCGTTACGTTTTAGTGTGCAGGTTAAAAAACCCCAACTGATTAAAAGGTTGGGGCTTAGCTATTTGTGTTATTTACTTTTGTTGAATATCATAAATGAACTCTGCAGTAATGTCAAGTAGTTCACTTAACAGCTTAAATGAGATGTTTTTATAGAACGATCTTGGATTAATGTCTGCCATTTCTATGGCGGTTATTAGAAAACCAATATCTGGTGCGCTCAGTTGGATTAAAAATCCATTTGTTTTGTATGTAAATGAGTTTTTTTTATTCATTGAAGCATTAAATGAATCAGTAATGCTTGTTTTAATACTATCTATTTCTTTTCTATCTTTCATTTTGTATTGATTTTAGGTATAGGTTTAATTTGTGGCATAATTCATATTGTTCTTCCTTCTCAAGATATTGGATGGCATCTTGAAATACTAGAGTTAGCAGTTCTTTCATCTTTTAATACTTCATTCCCTCATCGTATTGATAACCTGCACAAATTTTCCTTTTTAAGTTCTTTCTACTCATCAAATATTCTTCAATTTTTGGAACGTCTTTATTTCTGATCATATTACAAATCATTGGGAAATAGTGACTACCATAAGCATTGTCAAGCGCATAGGTTGCTTTGATGCTCGGTATATTAAGCTTTGCCAATTGTACAACTGTAGCATCTGTAAGACTATAATATCGCTTCATTTGTTCTGCACAACCGTACCAGTTAGCCCTACAGTTATACATATACTTATCGTTAATCTTTAGGATGTGTTTCTTCAATTTTTTCATCTTCTTTTTATTATTGAACTCCCACAAAAATAGACAATATTAAGAGGTTTGAAAAAAGAGAATATCCACAACTTATTGATAACGAGGCTATTTTTGATAGTTTAAGTAAACTATCAAAGAACTTTCAACATTGATAGTTTAAGTACACTATCAAAAATGTAGCTTTAAATATTATTAAATATACATTTTGAAGACAAATTGCTAAAATCAATATCTCTAAATACAATTACTAAAGAGAGATCAGACTATATATTACACTTAGGCATTAAGTTAATAAGTACACTATTATGACAATAAAGAGCATTTTAGTTGCTAAAATAATAGGCATTAACTAACATCACTTAGTGTATTAACATTTCAACTATAACATCACCAAGCAAGTTGAACTTATTAAACTGCAGATTTGCACCTTCAATAATTTGGTTATCGTTATTTTCTCTAATCAACATCTGCTGCATTTTAATCAATCTTTGTTCTTCATCTACAAATTGGTTTACTAGAATTGAATAATTTAAAAATGTGTAGGTGTTGTTACCGATCTTATATTCAAAGGCATCAGCTTCGGGAAAATAACCGTTATGGTCTGATAATTCGTTTACATTATCAGCTTCATTTAACGCTGCAGATTGAACGTTTGAAGGTGATGGTGTAATTGTATGATTTATTTCTACTATTGATGTAGATGATGTGGTTTGATTGCTTAAGTAATCCTTTTTTTCTTTTGGTTTCATTTCTCTATTTGATTTATAATTTTCATTTAAGTCTTTTACATAATCTTTAAAATCTGACCAGTACTTCTGTACGGTAACATATCCTATATTATAGTTTGATGATATTGATGATTGTGTAATCTTTCCAAATTTTGAAAAATTCCAATTCTCTATTATTTGGTAAATTCTGTTGGTACTATCTGTTCTCCAATGCTCTGATTGTGTTTGATGTACAATTAGCATTTTCTCATCTCTAGTTAAACCACAGTTATTGTTGAAGATTACTCTGCGTTTTTTATGGTTAACGATAGGTTGCAACTTACCCTCGTTCCTTTGCTTAATTAATGAGTTGGCAATCTTGATTATCTGCTTTTCATCAATAGGATTGACGAAGGCTACTGGATTTACATTTTGTAGAATTTTAATTAAAGCTTGCGTAGATAGGGTGAGGTTTAACCATAGTAGATTAGTAGCGTAGCTTAACAAGTACGAATATCGTTTGCCATTTACTAATTTTTTTATAGGAATCCAACATTTAACTTGATCATAACCTTCATCCCAGTTAGTTATGTAGCTTTCATCATTTTTAAGATGCTTTTGTGTATCATCAAACCTTATCTTTTCAAAAACGCTATGGGGGTTAGGTATATGCTTTCCTTCTTTTTTATTTACTGAACCCCCATAGCATTTTTTACTGTCACTAAAATTAGTTTCTTCAACTGATTGGAATACAAACGAAGATTCATTAATGTAAATGTTAGGATCGTAACTCAAAACATTGAACTGAGAACGCTTAATAGCATCATTATCCTTCGTATTAGTAATACCTAAATCAGCACAAATTGATAAATAAGTTGATTTGAAGTTGTGATAATTAACCCCTTCAACCTGTATCAGAATGCCATAACCATTACCACCGAATGATTGATAATATGAGTAAATTTTGGCAAGGTCTAGGGTGTTAATATCGAAATGTGGTTCATCAACATCAATATAAAGTAAGCCAGTACTAGCGATGATATTGTCATCTATTTTGTAATTTTTGTAAGTGAAGTTAAAAGTTACGCAAGGAAGTGATCTTTTAATATTTTTATAAATGTAATCATCCTTTGTGAACGCTCGTGCTGATTCAATAAGTCCAGAATATTTGGAAGATTTAATTTGAGTTAACCATTCTGTAATGGTTACGTTTTTGTGTACGGTTGGGTGTGCTAAACTCTGGTAGGTGTTTAAGGTTTTCAATTTTAATTGTCATTATCTCTTTATTCTTAGGTTTAAATGGTGTTTAAAGAGAAGGTTGGATAGCTACTTCCAACCTTGTAATGACTTTAACTGCTAACCAATTAAACGATATGTGTAGTAGGTTGCCCTACTCTAATAAATAGTTTCATTTCTTAAAGTAGTTAAGTATTGAATGAAAATAATTATGTCTTGATTCTAAAGTAAGCGCAAATCAATTTTTTTCAAGTCTCTATCTGTCATTATTCAATCACGATTAACTACCACTCATTTATTTTTCAATAAGGACTTGTTTTTTTTCAAAGTGACTATACTTTAGTTTATGTGGAACAGGAAAACATCATATTAGAACTAATGCAGCAAAATAAATTGCTGATGGATATGATGTGTAAGATGCGAACCGAATTGAACAATTTGAAGCAGGAGATGAAACCAGTGGTTAAGTTCTTCAACGCTGAATCAAGAGATTCGAAACCTGCAGTTAAAAGAGTAAGTAAAAAGAAGAAAGATGCTCTCGATGATGAAGAGCATCTCAAAATGCTGGAAAGAAAAATACTTGCTGAATTAATAGCAGAACAACGTTAA